AATGAGGACTCTGGAGATTTATTAGATGGTGATAATAATTATGTAACTTCAAAATTTGAGGGCGATATGGATATTGATTGGGGAGGTCAAGGCCCAGCTTCTATGCCTAGTGGTTCTGGTTGCGGAAATTTAGGAACTGATAAATGTGCAATGATAACAGGATCAGGAAATAGTACAAGTGCAATGGGTGTTGTTGAGGGTATGGGAACTACTTTTATTAATACGATAGATATATCAAGTCTTAATATAACTAAAGGTGGAGAAACTAACTATACAATTAAAGTAGATAAACAAGATGCAAATGATTCCATTTATATGCACATCACAGGTAAAAATGGAAATACAAATGTTTTTAGTGGTACTGATATTTTATCTGCTAGTGGCACAAATTCTGGTTATAAATCTTATGAGGGTGGTTGGGATTTTTCAGGAAGTTTAACTACTGTCATTATTGAAATAGGAGGTAGGGATATTAGTCTAAGCATTGGCCCCTTGTTTGATGATGTTACAGTCTCCGTGTTATATAATGTTGTCAATACCATTATTACCCAACAAATAACATCAGTAGAAATGTTTATTGCTTTAAATATAGATACACCAGAAGATGTTATTGATGTTGTTGAAGATATATTTGATTCAAATGAAATGAATGACGATTTTGTTTTAGAACCTATACAAATTGATGAAGTTGATTATGATGCTGTTGTTGTTGAAATAGAAGAAATAGAAATGGCAGAAATAGAAATTGAGGTCATGGAAATGGAAATAGAAGTTGAAGCAGAGTTAGAGTTAGAGATTGAGGAAACTGTTGAAGAAACCATTGAGGTAACAGAAGATATAAAAGAAGAAGCACCGCAAGAATTGGAATCACAAGAAGAAACAAAAGAGGAAGAAACTGAATCAACAAGCGAAGTAGTTGAAGAAAAAAAAGAACAACCAATAGAAAAAGAACAAGAAAAAAAAGAAGAAGTTGAGAAACCAAAAGAAATAGCGAAGAAAGAATCATCTAAAGAAAAAGCTGTTAAAAAAATTATGAAAAAAATAGATGATAAAAAAAGATATGATGATGTAAGCCAAACTAAAACATTGGTTGTTATGCAAGTATTAGGCAACACTAGAACTTTTTTTGATACTCAACAAGCATTAAATGATAGGGTTGATTTTTTTTCAGATGTTACTTTACCAGACACAGTTATATCTGATAATAATATAGCGAGTTATTTTTTATTTGTGGGAAGTGATGGATTAATGAACGATATGATAGACAGCCAATGGCAGACGGATTCGGAGTAGCTATGGCAGAAATGGAATTTGCTGGAATAAAGTTTAAAGGTGGCAAGATATTTGTTATTATTACTGCCTTAACTACTCTTGGTGGTGGTTTATGGGCTGGTTTTGAGTTTTATAAAGACTATCTTAACATGAAAGATAAGATAGAGCATTATTCAGCACCAGATTTAAGTGGTTTTGATAAAAGATTAGAATTACTGCAACAAGAAACTGAAATGATAACTCAAGAAATGAGTATGATAATTCAGGAAGTACAATTAGTTTCTGATGTTGCTAACGAGTTAAAGAATGATCTTAGACAAGATGTAAGACGAATTGAAAAAATTGTTAATGATGTAGAGCAACAAGTTAAAGAGGATGGTAGAGAAAATTCTAAAGATTTAAAAGAAACTGTTAATGATTTAAAAGATGAAATGAAATCATTAGAAGAAAAAATTGATAAAAAAATAAAACTTGCTTTAGAAAATCCATTATCAAATATGAAATAATGGCAAAACAAACTTTAGTTCAAAAATCAATTTTTGATAAAGTAGTTAAAAGAACATCAATAGGAAATTCTTCTCGTTCTAAGCCAAAAAATAAACATAAATTAAAATCATGGAAAAAATATAATAGGCAAGGCAAAGCATGATTAAAACAATTTGTGCAACTTTAGTTCTATTATGTAGTTCTTTTAATTATGAATGGGATTTTAGTTATAAAAATAAAGATGAATTTGTTTATGGTATTGCAGAATGTACGATTGAATTTAATTCTAAAATTCCACCACAATCAAGAGTAATAGTAGTTGTTTCTGTTGCTCAAGCTATACTTGAATCTAATTGGGGTTTATCAAGATTTGCTTTAGAAGGTAATAATTTTTATGGAATGATAGAAACTGACAAAACACAGCCTCATATAAAAGCATTAAATAGTAATGTAATGATAAAAAAATATGAAAGAAAGTGTGAAAGTGTTGCTGATTATATTACCTTACTTAATAGAGGTTCAGATTTTAAAGAATATAGAAAACTAAGAAATAAACAAACACTATTACAGGAAATAAATTTAGATGAATTAATTAATAGCTTACATACTTTTGCAATAGATAAAAATTATACAAAAAAGATTAGTAAAACAGTTTATTTTCTAATACAAGAATACCCAGAAATTTTTCAAATAGAAAGTATGCAAGATGTCTGATTGGGAAAAAGAAAGAGTTATTATTGCTGAGTTAAAAACAGATGTTAAATATATTCGTGAAGATATAAATATTATGCAAAAACAAATTCGTGATCTTAATTCTATATCTAATAAAGGAATGGGCGGATTAAAAGTTGCTTTATTTATTGGAACAATTTTAGCTGGAATTTATACTTTTATTAAATTATTAAAATAGCCATTTTTTGCAAAATTATAAAAATTAGTATAATACTTTTCTATGGAAGATAAGGAATGGGACGAGCTAAAACTTATCCAAGAAAAGCTACATGAAGCTTTAGATAAAGGTTATCCGCCTGTTGGCAAAGGTGGTTTAAATAATCCTACAGGTGCAAAAAAAATAGTTGAAGATGTTTTAGATATTCCACGAACAACACTACAAAGAAAAATAGATAAAATAGAAAAGTTAGCATTAGGTAGTTCTCATTGGACTATTGAATGGCACAGGTACAAAGATACTAAGCCGCAAGTTATTATAGAAGAATATAAAAAACCGATTGTAAGAATAGCAGCACAAACAACTAGCTTCTCACAGCCAACAAAAGTATTTGTAATTCCAGATGCTCATGTTTCACCAGATGAAAATTTAGATAGATTTTATTGGATAGGAAAACAAATAAATGAATATAAACCTGATTATGTTGTTTGTATTGGAGATTTTTGTTCTTTTGATTCAGTTAATACTTTTGATAAAAACCATACTGTTAAAGGTGGAGCAAAACCACCTATTTCAGCAGATATAGAAGCAACAAAAGAAGCATTAATATTATTACATGAAGGTATGGGCGATCATCAATGCTATAAACATTATTGTTTAGGCAATCACGAATTACGATTATATAAATATGAAAACGAACACAAAGAAGTTGTTGGTGCATTTTCACAGCAATACGAAAACTTATGGCGAATAAGAGGTTGGGGAATTTCTGAATATGGAGATTTTTTCTTTATTAAAGGAGTAGCTTTTGTTCATGTTCCTTTAAATGAAATGGGTAGAGAAATTGGTGGTAAAATGGCAGAAGCAAGTCAAATATCTAATTCTGCTACACACGACATAGTATTTGGTCATAGTCATAGGGAACGATCTTGGAGAGCAAGTAAATTAGGTAGAGGTAATTATGTTAAAATTGTGAATGTAGGAACAGCAATGAACTTTGGTCATATTGAAAGTTATGCTATAAATAATGCTAATGGATGGTCTTATGGTATTTCACAGTTATTATTAGCTGATGGACATATACAAGGACATAATTTTGTTAGTATGATAGAACTAAAGGAGAAGTATGAAAACACCAGATAAACTTGTTCAAAGAGTAATTAATAAAATGTCTTTAAGAGCAAATCAAGGAATGATTAAATTTGGCAATACTATGGAAGATGCTAAAAAATCTAAAATTGAGTGGTTAAAAGAAGCCCAACAAGAATGTTTAGATATGGCTGTTTATTTAGAAAAGTGTATTGAAGATGAATCAGTTGTTTCTTGGGAAGGTGAAACTGTTAAAATAAAAAATATAACAGGAGATTAATATGAATATAGAAAAATTAAAAGACGAAATACAAAAAGAAGAAGGTTACAGAGATACTATATACAAAGATCATCTTGGCTTTGCTACAATAGGTTATGGACATTTAGTTAGACCAAGTGATAATTTTAAAGAAGGTGTAAAATATGACCGAAAAAGATTATTAAAGGTTTTTGATTATGACTTTCAAATTTCTTATCAAGATTCAATGGATTTATGTAAAGATTTAGATATTCCTGATGAAGCAAAAGAGATTATAATTCATATGTGTTTTCAACTTGGAAAGCCAAAAACCACCAAATTTAAGAAGATGTTTGAAGCATTACGAAATAAAGATTATATTGAGGCTGGTTTACAAATGGAATCAAGTTTATGGGCAAAACAGACACCAAACCGAGTGATGAGATTAAGCGAGAAGATGAAAAAGTTGACTTGAGGAAATTTAGAAAAAGATTAACAACACCAGAGGAAATAAAAGAGATACATGATAATAGAAAAAAATATAGAGAAGAAGATTTAAGAGCAAAAATGCAAAGAATATCAGATCAATTAAGAGAGTGTGGTAAAT